CCCATGCAAAACCCGATCTGCAAATTTTTGAAAAACCCGTTAGGGTACCTGTCATTTTTTTGACGGCCTGGCTGTCAATATTTTGACGCGTCAATTTTTTGACAGTCGCCAGAAGTAACGTGCTGCAACTTGTGGACAAAAAAAATGGGGGACAAAAGCCCCCCAAATATTAACGGGATAATTCATGTCGGCGTTGCATGAAGAATTCATACCATTCATCATCTAAGCCGCCCCATATTGAAGGGGTTCCTGCTCTATTTTCTGGAAGCACTGATATTCCGCCCCCCATTACTTGGCGCACTATGTATCTTGTATGTGTATCACCATCACGATAGGAAGCGCCATTGTTTTGTTGACCAATAGTTTGAACGACATCATCGCCAAAACGTGATCGCCATTCTGAGATAGTCCGCCTTACATTGTTGGGTGTCCATCCAATAGCATCCATCAATTCTCGTACAGTTGCCCCATTATCTGTTCTGCACATATCCCATGCCGTACCATTGCGAGAAAAACGCCTAAAGGGTTGTTCCTCAGTTGTTTGCTCGGCTTGATAATCTAGACGGTAATTATCAGACCATTTAAACATATTCATGATCAGTGTCACCCATGCTCTAAGCTTTTTAGCGTCTAGTGTAGCTTGATGCTGTCTAAACTCTATTGCGCCTGTAGTAGTTAAGGGGTTTACATTTATAACTCTAAATTTGCCCCCCAAATAATTCGCCATTTCATTATAACAGTTGATGCTATCAAAACGAGCATTCAAGGCATTGGGTACAGGTTGCGCCATTCTATAGTTGCGTCTGGAAGGCGCTAGTATTTCATCAATGCTAGGCTGAAAAGTTGCATATCTTTTGATAACATCACGGCAAAGAGTATAAGAGAACATATCACCATAATAATCTAAAGGCGGATATTGTCTTTGATCTTTATCGTTAGACCCCTCTTCAAAAGATTGCATAGCCAATTCGCAAGCTTTATGGGTAAAGCTTACCATGTCCATGTTCAAAACACGCCTTGCTGAAATATGAACATGACCCCCTAAATCGACAAGCCCAACTCTTGCGCCTGCATTTTCTAAAGCTTCCATAACTTCCCGTATTTTATCCCATGCAAGATCACAATTAGGTAAAGGGGGGAAGACTATCTCAGCATCTACCACATCTGTGCTATCTGATGTAACCCAACAATATGTTAGGTTGTTGTCTCTTAACACTTGCTTTGAACGGCTAACAGATATTCCGTGAACCTCTAATTCATATCCAAAGACTTGATAACCATCATCAGACCATAGCGAGGTTGTAGATGATAAATTTGTAGCGTCTAATTCTCTAGGCATTTTTTTGTTCCTTTATTTTGTTTCACACTAGGCATTATTGCCTACCCTTTTGTACCATGTAATAGATTGCATAGTAAACAAAAATGTTCGCATTTTTTCATTTATTTTCTACTTATTAGACGCATGAAGAACGCCAATTATTGAGGCGCTGCCAATTTTTTTTGCGAACAAATTGCTGCTGGCTCGCCAGCTGCCCAGGAAAACCAGGACGACCAGGCCAAAAGCCAATACCCGATCCCCGAACCCCGAGTCCCGAACCCCGAGCCCGAGCTGCTGGCATATAGTTTTGCGAACAATTGTTCGGGTTATCGCCGGGCCAGCAGCAAAAGCTCGGCGAACATTTTTGCGTGCAGCGGGCGAGCCCTGGCAAAAGTCCCGAATCTACCCGAACATTTTTACGCCAGCAGCGCCCCGTGCATAAAAAAACCCCCGCCGAAGCGGGGGGAAGTTTACCCAGTGAGAAAACCCGATAACGCACGGGCGGGCGATTCCTTATGCGGCCTCCTCTTCCTCTGGTAGAAAACCTTTTAGATTTTCTTCTGGGGTAAATTTGAGAAGCTCTTCCAGAGCTGTCGTGTCCCCAAACTCTAAATCTTTACGGATTTGCTCAATAACTTTATCAATGATATTCATCAAGCGGCCTCCTGCTTTTCTCTATATTCGCTCACGACTTCTTCACCAATGATGTACACATACATATTTACCACCTTCTCAGGGTTGCTCAAGTCTGTGGTACACTCTCCGAAGTTGTCTTGCTCATAGTCCTTGATGTGATTGATGATATCCCAGCTTTTGGTTCCCATCCAATCAATCGCCTTCTGAGTTCCAATAATGTAGTAGTCTGTATTGAAGCACTCGTGGTGCAAGTCGTCCATGTTGTCAATGATCCAATTAGCACCTTGGTGCTTCTTGGTATCTGAGAGCCACTCGTAGAAGTGGTCTTTGATTTCGTCTTTTTTATAATCCATTTCTTTTCTCGTTAGTCTCTAGTTTCACAGGGTAGACGGCTACGATGGCCTTTCAAAGTATGTAACTTAGTACAGGGACAGTTCGACCCATTCACCGCCTACACTATATAATATAAGCAATAGTTTTCGCACAAACAAGAAAAAAGTTTATTTTTCTGTGTCATAAATTTGACTGTGCTGCACGGCGCCGTTTGAAAAAATGTTCGGATTGCTGCGTGCTGCTGGCTTGCCAGCCAGGAAAGCGAACAATTGTTCGTAAATCGAAGTGCCAGCTCCTGGGAGTGCAGCAGAAAATGGCGCCGAAGTACTAAAAACGTACCATTGGATACCCGATTCCCCGAACCGAGCCCCGATTTGCTGCAGGCAGCCGGGTGCTGCTGGCTTTAAACCGAACAATTGTTCGTATTTAAGCCGGGCCAGAAGCTGCGAGCCCTGGCAGCTGCAGCCAGATTCAAAGAACAATTGTTCGTATTTACCCGACCCCCTGGACCGAAACCCGAACATTTTTGCCAGCAGGACCGATGTGCCTGGAGGACCGAACCACCGAAACCCGAACATTTTGGAGGCCAGCAGCACCGAACCGAGCTGCCCCGAACACAAAAAAACCCGAACAATTCACCGATTGCCCAGGTCTTTGCCTCCGTCCGCCCGAGGAAACGGAGTTATATGCCCGATTATGGGTTTATTTATTATCTTCTGCTATCTCAACCACATCATCTGCAGCTGGGGTGACATTTTTCATTCTGCGTTCTGCCATACGCTTAAACTCGTCAAGTTTCTCAAGCACTTGCTCCCGATTCATAGAGTTCACATCCTCGTGCATAACGTGGCTTTTATTAACAAGTAGTCCAGTTGCCTTCAATCTCAGTTCTTCAGCCCGAATAGCTTCACCGAACCGACCGAGTTCCCAAGCCTGATCACGCATCTTTTTTAAGTCCCGAACCGATTTATCTACAGTAACCCCATATTTCGTTCTGGCTTCAAGCCTCATCTCTTCGAGACGCTCCTGTACTACAGGATTACGCAACAGCCTTACAGCGGCAACCGTGGGGTTTTTATACCCTGCTTTTCTTGCCGCAGCAGTCTGAGTCATATCACCATTGAAGTAATTATTAAGAAAAGTCTGTTGTTGAGGTTTTAACCGCTCCATACCAACAGACGTTTGCTCCTTAGTTAAAGTCTCTCCGACTTGTGGCATTTGCCTCTCCTTATCTTAATAATATACGGGGGACTTTGGTACGTCCCCGTATATATATATATATACAAAGTTACCAAAGTTACCAAAGTTGATTATTTTTCAACAACTTAAATAAACTTTGGTGAGATTTTGCATTAAAACCAAAGTTACCAAAGTTGCTCTGTAAAGCATTGAAAACAAACAATTAGTAACTTTGGTCAAATTAACTTTGGTGACAAAGTTCAAAGTACCAAAGTAGATTACCACCTTTTTTTACGAATTTCCCATAACCCGAACAATCCCATTACAGCCATTACGGCGCCGATTAACCCGAACAAAATTACGGAGATAATTTCTGGCGCCGTTTGCTGAAACCGAACAATTTCATAAGACAGCCAAAACACTGATAGACCGAACAGGAAACAAGACCATGACAATCCTTTATAAACCATTTAACTCTCCATTTTTTGAAATGCTCTTGTGATATCATTCTCATCTGTCTTGAAGCGAACAACATCATGCAATTTAAAATTTGGGTTGTGCTGCGGCTCGTTGTCTAAGATGCCCTCACCGCCCATGCGGTTGCCTTTAGTGATTTTAATCCACATTTTCTCAATCATCTGTGTGCCGTTTTCTAAAGTAACTGGCGGAAAATATGAATATACATAATCCTTTGGCACACTAGGGTTGTTTTTTAGCTTCCTGTAGACTTCTAAGCCATGTTCTGGACAGCTATATACGATATTACCTTCTTCACTCATTTTACATTCCTTTTTTCTAGTTCGTTCACAATTTCGTTAACACGATTAATCATACTCATATCAGTGTCAAAGTGGTCAACACATTTCTCATGCTTAAAAACATCAGGCAGACACTCCACCTGATGCTTTAAGTCGTATGCGATTGTTAAGAGTTTATCCACCTACACCATCTCCAATCCAAACACGTTATCAGACTGTTTACCTTCATAACCAGCCCAACCAGCCGCATCATATAGAAAATTGGTGTCTAGCCCAAAATCACGATAACCACCAAGAATAGTGTTAAAGTAACCTGTAGTGGGCATAGCAATAACATCAGTGTTCATAGTATATGTCATGATACCCGCCACCTTGATTTTTCTATAAAGGCCTGTGCCATCAGCACGACAACCTTCATATTGATCAAGCGCTAATTCATCTGTTGGCTCAATCTCCCAGATGCCGACAGGAATATACATATTAGGGTCTTTGGACTTTGCAATGTCAGCAACGCCTCGGAACACCAATTCATAACCATAAATCATTGCAGCACCCACAGCCTTAGCAGTGGGGCAGCGTTGGCTCATCTGAGCCTTGTTTAAGTTCGACCCGTAGGCCAAGTACAATTTAGTCATTACGAAATCTCCTTCTTGTTTTGTTCGTTTACACTATTGACAATGTAGCGAATGATAGTAATATTGTCAATATATATGCAATCTTTTTCTAGCAAAAGAGCGAAAAAATGAAGTTAAAACTTGAAGTAACAAAAGAAGATTTAGAAGAGTTTCAAAAAAGAAGAAAAATGCACAAAACCTGGAGAAGGAATGTTGTTGTTAGTCATATTAATATGCAAGCAATGCATAATGTATATGAAGAACACAATGTTGTTGACCCCGACTTCGATGATGAAAACTTCTTAACAAGCTTTAACTATTGCATGGACGTAAATGAGCCGTTTAGGGCTGAAACAAGCACTAGCTTAGGTAATCATTTGCCAAGTGGTTGTGACAATGAATATGAAGTAAATGAGTTAAGGCGACTTGAATTATTAAGAAAAATTAAAAACGGTGAAAAGAAAAAGAGTGAAGCATACATTCAGGATCTTATCGCATACCCGAAAAGGAAAACATCATGACAGTGAAACGAATTGAAATGGCATTACATGTACAGGAATTATGTGCGGTAAATGATATCAAGGTTGTGTATCAATCTCTAGAAGATGCCGAGCCCAGATATTGGGCAAGGCCAGCAGATAAAACTATCTGTATTCGCCCGACAAAGAATACAGGTTTTTATGTCTCAGCATTACATGAAATTGGTCACATCTTGGGTAAATTCCAA